GTGTTTTAATCTTTTCGTTTAACTTGATTGCTTCTTCAGGGTTTTCTTTGTTTTCTAAAGCGAAGCTTAGAAGATTGTTTACCGAAGGTGATTCAAAAAAGTTTTCTCGAATATTAGATAAAGATCTAGATATGACTGAATTGAAATATTGTATTATTCCAGCTTCACTGCTGCTATCTGGAGTGATCAAGTCTATATAATTTTTTCTTATAAACTCAACTGCTTCTCTTCTAGTGGCAGAGTTTGCTACAGGAACTCCTTGACCACCAAGCTGGGGGTTACTTGGAGCATTAAAGTAGTCGGCTCCTAGCAATAAGGCTAATTCATCAACTGCAGTATTTTCCGTATTTGACAAACCTGATATTGGCAAGTTTACGTCTTGAAAATTCTGAAACGTATTTTCATTTGAAGATCCTAGTATTTTAGCAAACTCTTCGGGGAATAGCTCTACTGAATCTGGATCCATGCCATAAACCCTGGAGAAAACTGCTTTAACACTGTCGTAAGTATGATAGCCAAATCTAAACTGATCCCATATATCGTTAGCTTCTTGAAGATTTCTTCCGTTTCCAGCTATGACAGAGACATTTGGATCAAAATTTTCGTCATAATATGATCTAGCCTCAACACCCACTGGATCAAGAGGATCGTAAACGCTGAGGAATCCGGCTCTGCCTTTAGCGGAGTCTGTATCGCCTGTAGTTGCTAGTTCTTCATCAAGTATTTGATACAGATAACTTCTACTTAGTAAATTGTTATTTATTACGTCGTCAAATGACTGACCTAAACCCAACGAAACATCTACATTATTAAAGTTTGGTACATCTAATAAAGTTTGAAAATAGCCAATAAAAGGCTTATCTCTTCCCTCTGGAGTAGCTAAAATGTTTCCACCAAATTCAAATCTACTATATGTTATCTCAGCGTTTTCTGCGACCCACTCTCCAAATATTGTGCCAGCCAATTGCTGATCCAAACCATCTCCATCTGGGTTTCTTTCGGTGACAAAATCTTGAGAAGTAGTTTTTCTTGCAAGAAGCGCTGATGTTGTTCCGTCAGAATTAAGTGCGTAATTTCCAAAACCTATAATGTAATTACTATCTATTGAAGGGCCATCTTTTGCAAAAAACTTTTTAACTGGTGCAGCGGCTGATGAAATAACGCCTACAGGAACGTCATCTGGAACAAAAGCGTACATGCAGTTGACTGACCTTGGAACTAAAGCTATTCCACTTTCATCTTCATAATTTAACTCATCTTCATTTCCAAATAAAGTTATTCCTAACCTATTCCATATCTTAGAAGCTACTCCAAAGCGATCATTTACCCATTGAACTACCTTTGCTGGTTTAATTATCGTCCAGTCAATAACATTAGCTTGAAGTTCAGCTAGGGTATTAACAAATGATGGAAGAGAGTCCATAAAGCTAGAATCTGTGTCATCAGCTGATATTTTAAAATCTAAATCTGGAGATATGTAATTGCCCAAGTACCAGGCTGCATCTGGAGAAACGATAGCTGTAGTATCTTCGTCTTCGTCGCCCCACATGAAGTATGCTGGCGCACATACAACGGCCCTTCCTGTAAAGGGGCTAAATACTAGAACTTTTCTCTTCTTATAATCTTGAGCGGTTCCATATAAATCTACGAAACCATATTTTTCTTTAAACTTCTGTAAAGCTTCATCTCCAACTTGAACTTGACTATTGCCTGGATTGTAGGGCCATCTCATTGCTATGTAGAACTGCTCTGCTTCTTCCGCCGTTTGCTGAGAAGCTGGAAGATCTTGTGGAGATCCCCATTCTTCGTAGGATATTTGAGTTGACAATTCGTACTCGAATGAATAGTCCTCAGAATTTCTTTCGGCCTCATTTGAACCAATACTATATTTGAGTAAGGCATCCTGGTCCAAGAACAGGCTTGGTCTATTATTGGCCGTTGAGGGAAGTGGCATTCTGACGTAGCTAGTTGTTGCGCCGCCTATAAAGGATAGTCCATCAACATCTACTAAATTATCTAGAAATGTTGAAAAGCCTAAAGGTCTGTCTAACTCTAGTACTCCTGACGAAGGAACTAGCGTTAATTCATTGTTTAATATGAACTTACTTTCATACTGCAAGACAGTAAACAGGTTTGCTACGAATGTTGCTCCGCCAACAGCCCTACGATCTTCTGCTTGAGCCTCTTTAATGAATCCTTCAAACTCTTCCGCGTCCATAGGAACTCCGCCTTCATTTTTTAAAAAGGCTCTTCCGGATTTGCCAATGTCTTTAAAATGACTTGAGGCCTCTTTGAATACGCCACCGTCTCTGACGGCATAGGATGTTGAATCAAGTATAACGCTTTCATTGATAGTGTAGAATGGGTATTTAAATCTTGGAGGCAGGTTATCTAGTTGTGCGTGAGACCTAGCGTCACCCATAGGTGCTATTGTCGCAGATGGATCACCAACTGGCAAGTGGAAACCAACTCTGGCTGGACCAAAAATAGTAGGTAGCTTTGAAACAATTACTGGATCCTTACTTCCCTCTGGTGTTTCTTGAAACACATTTGCCATAGGTGAGTTAAAGTTTATTAATTTTTCTCTTAAAAATGAAGTAGGCTTATATATCCCCTGCGAATTAACTTGATCACTAGCTAGACTTGCCATTGTGTCAGACAATTCATTTGACCTCTTAAAAGCCTCATAATCTGCTAGCGTATTATTGGACCTATTAATATTATCCATTATATTTTGAATATCTTCTTGAGGAGAACGATACTTAGGATATCCTGGAAGATTCAATTCTGATGCCTTATCAACGCTGGGGAATCCCGTTGTTACTGGAACAACACCAGAGGTATATAGCCAATGAGGCTTTCCATAAAATATGGTTGACCTATCTTCGAATGGTCTAATTGCTACGATATAATTAGGAAGCAAGCGTGCGCAAATTTGGAACAAGTCCCACACTGTTCTCATGTAAGTCTGTGCCCTAAAGGAAACCTCATCAAAGCCAGGTAGATCATCATCAGCATTTGGCGCTAGAATTCCCATGGTCCTAAACAGGTTTGTGCCACCTCTACCTCGTAAGATTCCAAATAATCCACCACCAGCAATTGTCGCACCTGCCGCAAAGTTAACACCAGGTATCAAGCCGATTCCAACTGATAGTCCACCCATAAGTATGTTTTTAGTAGTATTCGCTCGTCCATCTGCAGAGACTAGCTCGTTTCCGGAAGTTAATGTTCCGATTGCTGTTTTTGCAGACACAGATTCATTCTGAGCTTCTACTATTAATCTATTCCAAGAACGATCTGTTCCTCGCTCTAGATAAGCCTGACCTTTTAGCTTCTTTTCATCTTCTTCAACCAACGAAGAGGCAGTTAGCCATCCGTCATCTATGTCTCCACCAAGGAACTGCGCAAAACCTGTCCCATTGCCTGGATAGATATTTCTCTTAAATATCTCAAGATCTACTTCTGCACAGAAATTTGACATTAACTGACCCATACTAGTCATTATTCTGCCATCGCCAAAGAAAGTACTTACAGGATTTCTTGTGAATACGTTAGTTGCAAGTTTAAAGGTTGCTGCATTTGCAGCACCTCCTACGTCTCCCTCTCCTAAATTAGAATAAACACTGGCAACAACATTTCTAATTCCATCTGCTCTGGCCTGCTCACTAGCGCTCAGAGGCTCATACAATGTTGACCCAAAGTGCCTGATTCCAAATCGGTTTTCAGAGAAAACAGTTCCATTAGTAGCACGAGCAAAAGCTTCCCTAAATCTTGATGCGCCCATTGACAGTAATCTAACCATCAAATCTCTTGGCTCAGATAAATACATTCCGGTATCTATTCCACCATCTATTTTTCCAGTGTCGCCTTTTTTATTTGTTGAATTAACTATGGCGCCGAGCTCTATCGCATCTGACTGTGCAGTAACAGTAACTATTTCTCCCTGTTCAACATTTGTTATCACACCATTAAATATTGTTTGAAGAGAGTTAGGGTTTGATCCGTATCCACACCTTAGGTGAACACGAACTCCTGGCTTTAATCTTATATTATTTATATCAACTACATAATCATTCCTCATGCCAGAAACAATATTCTTAGCTATATTTAAAGTTCTGTCTACAATTGACTCAATTCCTTGACTAAAGTCAATCGGCTGATCATCCATTCCTTCCCTTCTGCTGTTAAATATTTCAGTAGAAGGCCTAGTTGTTAGCTTAGAATACATATTGGAAACTCTAAATATTAATGTATCACCTAATAAATCTTCAGAAGAAACAACTGAGAAATCAACTATAGATTGAAGTCCATAGAAATTATCGAATAGTTTAACTCCTGCAAAAAAACCACCCTCATCTATTAGCCACAGCATGTACGTTGGAAATGCTCTGATCATTCTTCCTGATATATCTCGATATTGAACATCGTTCATCATTTTTTGAATGTGGCCACCAAAAGATCCATCATACGCTTTTTGATACTGATCCAACGACTGCACTCCGTCAACACCCGTCAGAGCGTTTGTGCAGCCACGATCAGGCGTTTGCGTGTCTTCAACTTGATTCTCAACAAGTGTCTTATCACCATTTGAATCTATTTTGACGTTTGATCCATCTACAGTAAGATAAAACCTTCCATTGTCTTTATTGATATAACCAAAATGTGTTCCTAGAGCTGACTGCATCATCGCAGGAATTTCATTTGTTGTCTGCTCCGGATTAGTTGCAGGAATCATGTACATTACTTTATGAAACTCTACCTCATCTGGATTAAAGCTAACTTCATCTTCATCACTTTGGTGAGCATTGGCCAAAGTCTGCTTAATTAGATTTAATGTTTCTGCGCTCTTATATGAAACATTTCCCACTGAGTACGGTGCAGAGTTTATTTCGTGAAATACTTGAGAATCCTCAGTAGATTGAGATGCTATAAAAATGTAGTCAGTTAAAAGTCCTTGTTTTTTAGATATATCAAATTCAGAACTTTCTGTCTGAATTATTTCTTGAAATAAACTAATAAAGTTATGAACACTAATTCCTGTACCATTAACATAATCTATCATTTCCTGAATGATTACACTATTATTAACGGCTCTTTGAGCGGCGGCAAATGGTTCACTTCCAACATCTCTATATGAATATTGTCTAAGAAAGTCTATTATTCTATTTTTTATAGCATTCTTTCTAATGTCTATTGCTCTGGCATCGCCTACCTTAGCCCAGTCGTCAGAATAATCAAATTTAAAATCTTTAGTTAGGTCAGGTTGATATATGAAGTTATTGATAACATCTTTATCAAACATTTCAAAGCTTCTAAAGTAAAAATCTGGATCTAGGTTTCCTACGATTTCATTTTCGGAATCACGGACATCTAGTGGCATGTCGGGGTAGGCGTTAAACGCTCCCCAAAGCTGTTTGATGCGCAAGAACGGATTTCTTTTAGAGCCAAAATGTTCAATAAAATCTTTTTGCTGCTTAGATGACAGCTTCTCTCTCTGCTGCTGAAATATATCAAAGTCAACCAAACTAAGCTCAACATTGTAAACGTGAGGATAATTTGGAATTGTGTCAATCTTAAGATTTAACGGTATAACGTACTTGATTCCTGACAATGCGGTTATGATATTTTTAATACCCAAAAAGCCTATTACGCCGGTGGAATGCTCTAATCTAGCTAACGAATTGATATGATCAAATATCGCTCTTATCTTGTATAATTCTTTTTCCCCAAAAACAGTAAGAGATATATTGATATAGGAATCTCTTCCGCCTATATATTGATAGGTTGGCTCATCTTGCATCTGAACCTGCAATTTAGCTAAATTATTTCCTAACGTAACATTAACACCGTTTACAATTGCATAGCGAGGATCTAGGTCGACTTTAATCATCGGAACTTCCCACTCTTGGAAATGGTAGTCGCCCTCTTGTAGCCTCTTTGCCTCCATTATATTTTTAATGTAACCATCAGAAAAGAATCTTTCATATAGGGCGAGTAGGAATGCATCTGTGGCTTGTTGCTCGATTTTTTCCCTGTTAGAGTTGACTATGTCTACTTCTACTCCAAGAATCTTTCTTCTCTCAATTTCCTCTTGGACAAAAGAGTCTATAATTGTTCCAGACTTATAGGTAGAATCCCATATGCTTCTCTTTATAAAGTTTAAATTAGTATTTCCATCTACATTTTCAAATATTGGATCATTTAATACATAGGAGCCCTCTGCTGGAAACTGAGTAAAGTAGTCTGCATCAAATGGCATTTCGTCTGGACTGAGATACTTTTCTAACCAATCTTTTTCTTCTGCTGTAAGCTTTGTTATGTTACTTGAGATAAAAGACTGTATCTTATAGGCATATATTCCTGATCTATAGTCTGATTGGCTTACTCCAGCCGTGATAATATCGACTAACTGCACCGCCCTGCTTCTAGTTGATGGGGGAAACGCTCTCTCCAAGGAAACTGAACGCATTTGATATACATCTTTTACGAGTGGATTATTATCAGTTATATTTATTCCAAATTTTGATAATAGATCATTCCACAGACCAGCGCTCTGTTGATTTAGTATTTTTTCTTGTTCACTTCTAAATGAACTTGTGTCTGGTAAGAATATTTTAGTTTGAGTTTCTGCTGGAGTATAAAACGTTAGGTTGCTGCCATCTCTCCATTGTGAAACTATGTTGGTGTATATCACGTCATTTTCGTAGGCGTTTAGAACTTCGACAACGTCGTCTGTCAAAGAAGAATCTACAAGAGCTGATTCATTTGCTATTGAAGCTCCGTATCGACTAGTTTCATAAACCTGAGAACCACTTCTCAGTAAGCCTGTTTCTTCTCCATCATTAGTTTCCGCATTTCTATCGTCATTTCTTTTTATCAAAAAACTCTCATTGGCGTACCTATGCATGGCACCCGCTGCCTTGCCCATATACTGACGATACTTGCCCCAATGAATTGCTTGATTAAAATCTTTAATCATAGGAAGGAAAGGTTTATGATTATAATTCATAAGTTCAAGATCAACAACAACAGAGAATGGGTAATTCGGAACTGTTGATATAGACATGTTTGATAGCGCAACTGCCGTAATTCCATGAACAGAGTTAAGGTACTGATTCTTTACGGGAAGTATTGGCGAATACTTAAAGGCGGCAATTAAGCCTCTTAGGGACGAGAGAAACTTATCTATTTTTTCTTCTGAATCACCAGAGTTTTTGAAATCTATTTTAAAACTTTCCTTAAGATTTATACTTGACACATCGTCAATGCTCATTCCCCAAATTTCTTCATAATTTGGAAAGAATAACCTAAGAGAAATTGTAGTTTCTTTATAACCAGCGTTGTACTTTGGGGTATTCCTCTGTCTAATTGCTCCGCCTGTTAAAGAACCTGTTTTAAATGCAGAGTTAACAGTAACGGAAATTGGTGGAACATAAAAATTGGCTGCGCCAAGCCTTAGGTGAAATATGTCTGGTTTTTTGGGTGGTATATTTGCCCTAAATGGAAAATCTTCAATAGCCTTACGAATTCTTTGAGAAGTGTTCCCGCTTTCTATTTTAAAAGCCATTGTAAATATGGGCTCACCATTTTCTGCTACGCCAAAAGCTTTTTCTAGTTCCTCAATTGCATCCTCAACTCTATTGAGAGTGTCTTCTCTTCCTCCACCTTTTCCTGCTCTGGAATAGTCGCCAGTAACAGCAAGGGCGTCAAACACAAATGTCAATAGTCCTGGCATATAGTGATTTATGATTGAAAATGATATGGGGTCCGCTTGTAAGTTATAGACCACTTGACTAAGAAGTGTTAACCACTCAACATCAGACGCTGGATCGACATGGAAATCTAAAGACTTCTGAGTCATATAAACATTTTGTAATCTTTTCTTTCCGAATTCAGCTATCTCGTAGGCAAACGCTGCTATGTAGAGTAACCCTGTAGATTCAATTCTTTTATATAAATTTACCAATAAAAACGTATCGTCTAAAATAGACGTTAATGATCCACCTTGAGATACAAAAACCCTTGTTGTAGCTTCTATCCTCTTTGCAAAATTTTCTGCGTCAGACCTTAAGTCACCTAGTGGATCTTCGGTTTCTAGGCTTTGATCTATATTAGGAACAATGTCAGGTCTAGTTAAAGAAAAAAATCTTTTTATAGCGGACTCAGAATTGTTGCTTACGCCATCAAAAATTTCAATACCGCCAATAGGCCCTACTTCAAGTAACCTAACAAATGCTGCCATATTAGCATTGATGTCTAGTGGGTCGCCAGAATTTATATTCTGTTCCTGCTCATTTTCAGACTGTTCTACGTTTGACATATAATACCTTAGGTAAACATCATGTTGTTTTTAATAATTTTAGACAATCTATCACTAGAAGAGTCTCTCATTGTAGATGAGCTATAATTGTCTATTATACTACTTTTAGTTTCATTTGTAAAAGAATTAAAATCAAAACTCCCACCTATTTTTGTTTTAATATTTTTTGAATATCTAGCCCTCTGATGCTTTTTGGCTGCGTAACCTGTATCATTCATCAATATGTGGGCAGGAGATGCATTCTCTAAACCTTCAAAGGATCCTCTGACTTTATCAGATTGTCCTGCAGCTTGAATTTTTTGGCGGGATTCAGAAACCACGTTTCTTGAAGGACTTTTACTAGAAGCTACTTTTGCTGCATACTTGTTGGCCGTCAAACTTCTATGTGAGGTATCTTTTGACTGTTTTGCAGCGTTAGCTAGAGATTTATTTTGATCTTTAACACTTAGTATCATTTGAGAGCCTTAAAAAGAGCTAGCCAGTTGCTGATATGGATCAGAACTTACATCGGGAATCCTATTATACATAGTACTGTTAATTGCGCCATTAGTAAGTCCAGAAGCTGCCTGTTGGAATCTTTCTACTTCTTGCCTTGATCCATATAAAGAAACTTTATAATTCATGCCAGAGGAATAACCCGTAGAGGGCATTCCTGGGATTGAGACATTAGCGGTTGGGTAATCATTTTCGTATGCAGACCCTCCAGGCAGCAGTGGTGGTCCTGCTGCGTCCTCTATTGTCTTGTCTTTTTTATTTTGATAAAGGAAGCTACCAGCTATAAGTAGCCCTGCGCCTATCGCACTCTTGACAACTCCTGGCCTAGAAAACTGCTCCCTAATATAGTCCATGGTTACTGGAGTAAATTTAGTGGGCCTTACACTTGTAGCTGCTGAAGAATCAGCCACGTTCCTTAATACTTCGCCTACAACTCCAGAAGCCCTAGAGCCTGGTTTAGCGACCTTATCAGATGTTATCATCCCATTTAGGAAATCATCTATAGCCGGATCCATTATCTGCTGCTCGTAAAAAGCTCTTGACCTAATTGCATTGGCTATCGTCAATATGTTATCATCAAACTGACCCCGTGATGCGTCGGCCACTGCCGCCCTTAATTGTTGAATGTCAAATCCGTCAAATATCCCACTAATATCACCGTATTGATCTAGTCCAGAAACATTTCCGCTGACAATATCAGATATAAGAACATCTCTCATTGAACTACTAGCCTGAAAGAAGTTATCGACCATTTGTCTCACGCGAGCGTCCATGACAGATGATTGATAATTACTTTTCATTCGCTTTGCTAGATTTAATCTATAAAAGAGATCAATGAATTCTTCATCACCTCCCATAGAGAGGTCAGCAAGTCCTTCAAATGAGTATTGACCCATTCCCCTATCTATAGCTTCTAATTGAAGAGCACTCATAATATTAAAACCCGTTAGCGCAAAGCTTCCTCTAACCTCATCTATTTCTTTTAGAAAAGTATCACCAAGTTGCGTTCTTAAAATTTCTCTTTTGACAGTATTCATCTCCATTGCCGCCTCAAGCTCTTGAGCGCTTTGCCCCTCTTCAAGTAGTCCTTTTAAGAGGTTTTGTTTTTGTTCTCGAACAATCTTATTGAGATTCAAGTATTCATCTAGATCATCTTTGTTTCTATCTAATATGGCTTTGGCTGCCTCCTGAGCTTCAATAAAATTTTCGCCCATATCTCTAGTCAAAGTATTTTTAAGTACGTCATAATTATCTGATACCCTTTTTCTTTGGGCCTCAATGAATATTGCACTAGACCTACCAACTTGAACAGTTCTGGACAAATCTCCTTCACCTATGATTCCAGATTGTGTTAAAGCTTCTATAAGCCTTGCCTTCTTTGGATCTTCTTCTCCCGCGAATAATGCCGATAGTCTATCCAACGTTTCTTCATCACCGGTAATTCCTTCTGCTATCCTTGCCCTAGCACCAGTGATATAGGCCTGAGTAAATGCAGTGAGGTCTTCTTTGTTAAGCTTACCAAAATCAATTAAAGCCTTATCAATAATGAACCGATTGCCACCTCTACCCTGTAGATATCCAAACATCTCTCCATATTGAGAAACGCTTTTAAGTCCATGGTCTTCAAGATTGAAATTGTTACCATACATTCTCCTAAATACGTCCATTCCATAAATTGCGTCTGCGGCTGCTTCTGCTTCCATTTTTAGTTGCAGCCTACCAGAAGTAAATGTCTGAGTCATGTCTACTGCGGTTTCTGAAGAAGGGAATCCAACTAGCAAGCCTTTGTCTTTAAGTTTTGCTAATATTTCTGCATCATCTCCAAAGGCTTTTTCAAACTGATTAATTCCATCAGCTATTGACGTAGCTCTGTTGACATGCTTTCCTAGGTTTCCACCCTCTTCCATCTGAGCTTGAGCTGTAATATTTAAATAAAATTCATTAAATGCGACAGCGGCTTTGTCTTTATCTAAGTTAAAACTGTCCAAGGTTTTATAAAATAAACTAGATTTATCAGATAAAGACTGTTGAGCCTGTTCTAATGCTCGTCGTGCGTCTAGGTCATCGTAAATTTCTCCCGGTATAGACATTCCAGCGTAGGCTTGCGGCTTCAATTGTTCTATATCGCTTAAAATAGCAGATAATTGAGATCTTTGCTGATCAGTCATTAAGTCTTGAAGTGCGGAAAAAACATTTGATTCCAGGTTCATTTGAGAGACTTCTGTTTTTAGTTTTTGAAAACCAAGCATTGCTAAACCGGGATCTACTCCAGCAAGATCTACTAATTTTGTTCCGGCAAAAAAGTCTACTTGATTTGAGCCCTTCTTTAACACTCCTAGGGATTCAAAATATGCTCTATCAAATTTTCTAGCTTTACCCTGATACAATCTATCCCTAACATCAATAATCGTTTGCTCAAAATCATCTATTAACTGAGACTGGTCAATTTCTGTCATTCTTTCTGCGGTTAGTTTTTCTGTTAAATTTGTTTTTAAAAGCCTCAATCTTTGCAGTTCGGGTGAACTACCTGAGCCCTGAAGATATGCCAACATCTCTTCTTGCTCCCCTATCATTTGATCAAGGGCTTTCATAAATTGTTTATTATGTCCAAATAATTCTTGGTAACTTTCAATATCTTTAAATTCAACAAATCCCACCATTTCACCAGCTCCAGTTGGCTGACGAGCCATTGCCATTGCTAGCCTTCTTTTACCATCGGACATATAGGTTCCCAAAACTGGTAGACCCTTATCGTCTAAGTCGAACCCACCAAGTGCGTGGTGAAATCTTATTACATCTCTTTCACTCATTAGTAGGTTGTGATTACTGAACCTAACTCTTGTTGTATTAATTCCAAAACCCTCGTCCATCTGTATGGCCCTGTCTTGCATTCCGAGGAATATTCTTCCACCAGAAGCTGCTTGTGTAGACTCGGCGTTTAATGCAAATCTATATACATCCGGCATAGCGGGGAGTGGTATGCCTTTTTTGATTTTGAAGAATTCTGTCTGAGCAAAATCTAACATTCTGTTTAGTGCTCGGGGCTGTTGGTCTAATGGTACTCCGCTTCTATGAATCGCAAGTAATTCTTGCGCCAACGTCCTGTGCATCATCTGCGAAAATTGTTGAGTTTCTAATATGTCTTCGTCCATCATATTAGCTGCCCTAACTAAGCTTTGATAGAAAGAGCTATTTTCGTCAATTCTATTTTTAACTAACATAGCTTTAATCTCAGACTGAATATCTGCAGAATACTGTTTGGCTAACTCATTAGCTTCTCTAGAGCCAAAAACTGCACTATGGAATGCATCTAGCATGGGGTCTGAATAAACTAGACCTTTAGACTCTCCTGTGCCGCTTATATTTAGTATTTCAGTTAGTCCCGCAATTCTGGTTTCTCTTTTTAAAGTTGCCTTAGCTGCGACCATTGAATATTTAGCGTATCTTTCTGCGAAATCAACAACTTGAGCTGCTCCCTTAAGGGAAAATATTTTATTTGGATCTAAAACTACATTTCCTCTAATTGTAATTTGAGACAATCCCTTTGACATACTTAACTGATTCATGCTACGTTCTATCTCTAATTTTTTCAGTAATAGTTTTTCTTTTTCCAACCTACTTGTAGTCTGAGCAATTTTGCCATTGATTGTATCTAACTCTTCTTTCATTCCTTTTCTTATTGATTCACTAAATTTCTTATTGAGTAATTGCGAACCATCTGATCCCTTATCCATTTCATCTAGTAAAGTATCTATAACTTGCATTTGATCTTCATCAATATTCATAGATTTTAATTGCTTTTTCAATTCTTCTATACCAAATCGACCAGATGTAATATCTATTTCCCCACTATCTATTGCCTGACGCATCGCATTTGTTAGTGTTGAGTTTATATCAGAAAATAGCTGGGCCTCTCTTCCTGCGTATTTTCCAGATGGGCCACTCTTACCTTTGATTACTTCCTCTAAAATCGTATTGTAAAAAGCTTTAGACTGATTATTGGGGTCCATTCCATTTATTGACCAGGCGTCTTTTATGTACTGCGCTGCATCAAGTGCTTTTTCAACGTTTTTTGCTCCAGATAAGTTGCTAGTTGTATCCACATCTAGGGCCATACCGAGTATCTCAAAGACTGGATCAGTAGCTAAAACTGTATCTGAGAAGGTTTTACCTCCTGCTCCAGCGAGATCTAACATTCTTTCCATGAAGTCTCCTGCAACAGAAACTTCTCTAGGCGACAAAACACCTCTTAGTCTTTTATCAAGTTTTTGAATCAATGAAGAAAGTTTTTTGTTACCACTTCTCAATGCTTCTTGAAGTACGTCGGGATCAATAACCGACACACCAGCGGACTGCATTGCCTCTAGCGTTTCTTTAACGGTTAAGACCCTTTGTTGTCCGCCAATTGTCGCCACAAAATTCATTGCGAAACCCCCCTCATCATTTGGGAGTAACATGCCATATCCTTTTTCTGATTGAGTTTTAAAAAAGTTTAACAGAGCTTCTCTGCCTGCCTCCGTACTGTTATCACCTCTATGTATTACAATATTTAGATCTAAAGCTTCTATTCCAAACAAGCCCTTTTGAATCGCGTTGCTTTCGATCTGCCGTAAGACCTGTGCATAGCCTCTATACACAGTTGGGACATCTTCTTTGGTAATAGAATATACATCCGTAATACTTAGTGAAGAAAAATATTCAATAGCGTCTTCAACGGAAGAAAATATTGTTCTTGCACCTGCTCGTTGTGGATCGGCGTACTTTGACTGATATCTCAGTATCCCATCTTCTCCAACTATTGGTTCAATTAACTGTTTTTGGCCAAGGGGTATTTTTCCAAGTATTCTTCTTGCTGCTCTTATTTGATTTTCTGGAGAAAGAGGAGAAAGATACGCTGACAGATAATCACCCGCAGAAGAGGCAGCAGCAGATTCTTGTGATGATCTCTGCTGAAAAAAGGAACTCAGTCTTCCTATCATTGCTATCTAACTCCTGCACTTATGTCGATTTGCTGGCTACCAAATGGGTTCATTACTGGAGTTACCGAACCAGATATTCCCATGCCATTCATTAACGACCTTAGCCTATAGGCTACGTCTGCGTTTGAATTTGAAGAATAATTAAACCTTGGATAGCTTGGATTGGCCAAATTAGCTTCTCGTATCTGTTGTGGATAGTAACCCATTTGAGACATTTCTAGTCCCATATTTTGTCCTATCTTAATTTTTACAGAATCCATATTTGTGTTTGGATGCCAACCCTCCCATCCTTCATCGGGAAGTTCATGTCTAGAAAAATAATCTGTTAACTCAGGCCTCTTTTCAACCGGCATTCCCCAGGCGGCTTGATATATTCTTCTTTCTAGCCTTCCAGCGGTTGAAAGAATCTGCTCTCTTTCTTCTTGTGGCGCATTGATCATTGCCTTAAAGTGCTCTCTTTTTCTCTTAGGTATCGCCAAAGAAAGTGACTCTATATCTGTCCCGTACCTGCCAGTTCCCATTTCGTTGATCGGGGTACCGTACATTGTTCTCTTTGCTGCTGACCTAAATTTAAATGCAGAAGCTCTATCTCCAGACATGTCTGCCATATTTGCTAGTCTTGTATTTTTAACGTAAGACAAAATGTCCGTATACTCTTCTAAGGCTAACTCTTTTTTACGTTCCAATGGAATAAACCTGTTTCCCGTAATTGCTTCTTGAGCGTTTGCGCCAGAAGACACAGCTAAACCAGTTGTTGCTCCAATTGTGGACATTACCAATTTACCTGGTTGGGTTCTACCAAAAAACATTCCTGCAGTACCTAACGCTGCAGCTGCTGCTAGCGGATTTCGATCTGCAGCTTTGTTTAGCATAGGCTCAATAAAGCTTTCATAGGGTCTTTGCCATTCTGGGAATGTTGCGCCATAAACATTGTTTCTTTCCCAATCCTCTACGGCAGTCTGTCTATTAATAAACTTCCTATTAATAAAGGTGTCTCTATGTGCTAAGTATTCAGCTGTTCTGGCTATATTATGAGCCAAAGGATTAGTTCCTGCCTCCTCAGCGGTTTTGCCAACATGGCTATACTCAGAAAATGTTCTTCTTTGCTGCATAGCAGCAGTTCTTTCTCTTAAATCACTCAGCATGATCTTTTGTGCTGGATCGTCAATTAAATTATCAATTTGCTTATCTAAGTATCTATACTGCTTAGAATACGGTGCAACATCTCCAAGTATCTTAAACTGATCAAGAAGGCCATATCTGCCGGTTTCATCTGATTGAAGTCTGTTTAGCCTTTCATAGGCAACTCCTGGAAGTCTTAATTCTCCTTCTGGCACCTTTGTAAATGGATCTCCTCTTGTAAAATCAAGATAATATTCTGGCCCAGGAAGAAAGGGGTATTGTTGGCCCATTAAATTTTGTATTGGATTTATATAATCAACACCAGTTCTATCTTTTGGTATGAATCTTCTTGTTATTTCAGAAAATTCTAAAGAACCAAATTGTCTACCTCCCAACATTGGGACGTCACCAAGTCCGCCTAGATTATAATCCCAAAACTGTCTACTCATGCCGTATGCTTTTGAAGCAGACTGCAGAACAGCTCTTTGTGGCTCAAAGTCAGACTGACCATAACCAAAGGACTCCCTAAATGTTCCACCGGCAAAGCCGTAGATACCCAATGCTTCTTGCAATCTATATCCAAATTCTTGCGCCTGTATTTGTGGGTTACCAACAGAAATAGGAGAACCTGATCCAACTATTCTTGGAGGCATTATACCTGTTTGTTTAGTTGGACCATAAGCCATCTGTGTGTACTGACTATTCATTTGACCTATTGTCTGCATGGTTGAATACTTAGCAGTATTTAAGGCACCTGCCCTTCCTGCCAGTTCAGCGTTTGTTGATGCCTGGATTCCTGGGCCAGGACCACCAGAGGAGCCTATAGCAAAACCTTGTCCAGCGCCTTGTCCAGGTGATCTACTTATGTAACCGCCTGGAGCAAAAGATGGGCCTGATGATGAAAATTGTTGAATATAGGCACTGGCGTCGTACGCACCAGATTGTCCTGCTGGCACATATGAGGCTAGGCCTGAAGACAACTCTCTTTCGTGCATCATAATTTGCGGCTTAAGAACTCTTCCTACCGTCGCATTTAAAACTGGATTTAGCGGGCCAAATGGACCCGTGAAATACTCTCCTGTGACAGGGTATGGTCTATCCGCATAATGTTTTATCTCAAATCTATATGGATCGAATGGTTTCAATGGAGATATATCAGTATAATATAAAGCTCTCTCAATTGGCGAATCATAAGTATCAGATGTAAACATTCCTCCAGCTTCAATCTTTCTGTAGATTGAAGGTCGGTAATACATAATCTTTCCACCCATAAAAGGAGTATTTCCTAATGGCCAAAAGCGCCCTTGTCTAATCGGTACTTCGCCTTCAAAAAGTTGTTCTCTTTTTTCTTCGTAGCTCATACCTCCAGGTATAATTCCAGCGCCGAGCGCGTGCAGTTCTCCTACCCCCTTAGCTGCAGCTCCCACAAAGAAAGGTGAATATATACGCTCACCTCTTTCATCTGTACCATTAACCATTCCGCCTATTGTTCTGTCAGCGGTCATAAATGCTAATCCACCACCATAAATTGGAAGAACCCTTTTACCAACCATACCTCGGGCAAATAGGTCTAATGGTGAATTGTATTTGTTTACATCTAACTGCATTCCAACGGTTCCAAAATATTTATTTAATCTTTCAACACCGTGAGAAACTGCCGCAGATAAATTGGAATAGTTTTCGGGATCAGTATATGTTGTTAAGCCGACTACACTTTTCAATGCTCCAATTGGATTTCTGCTAAACGCACTTCCAAACGTCGGCACGAGAAGAACATCTGACCCAGGGCCAGTTGCCGACCCAAGTGGATCAGATGCTAAATGAGATATCTTAAAAGAAGAAGTGCTTAAAGATGGATATAATAATTTTTTAAAAAATCCAACCTTACCTATTTCTCCAACTCTTTCAATCGATCCAGTAACAAATGGTGAGGCTAGTTCTGGCACTTGCTGCAGAGAATTAGCAACGTTGCTAAGTGCTCCTCTTTGAACCTGTATTTCTTGCAAAAAGGATCTGTTTGCCCTAATCGAATTAAGATTCATTAAAGCACCAAACGCTGCTGCCTGTGCCTCTGCCAATTCTCCTGCGGGTATCTGTTTTGAAAGTGCTGATAACGCTTCATTTATTTTAATAAAGTTTGCACCAGAGCTTCCCGCAAGCATTTCGTTTCTTTGAATAATGAATCTGAATATTTCGTTGGTCAGCTGATCTTCTCTACTTAAAATGGTTGGACTAGTAGATCTAAGTTGGGAACCGGATAGCAAGTCCGCTTCTTCCATCGTTTTTAGTATTCTTTTACCGCTCTGATATAATGTAGATGGATCTATTCCTTGCCTTCTAAGAATATTTGCATCTCTATCTATTCCCTGCAAGATTCTTTCTGCAAACTCTTTCTTTTGCTGAATATTGGTTAGTTCACTAACACCCTGTCCGCCATACTTAGCGATTGCTCCGCCATCGATATCTTCAATAGATCTCATCGCTCTTTGCGAGAAGCCGAATGCAAATGTCCTTCTTCTAAATCCTTCAAAGGCCTCCAGCATTGCTTTTTCGGAGACCATTTCTTGGCCAGTTGCAGTATTAATTACATTAATTGATGAAGTAGATCCATCTAAGTTTTTAGAAATATTAAGCTTTGCGATTCCGCTTTTAGTCTTGACTTCTTCGCCTCTTATTATTTGGGCAAAGAATCTTGGATTCTCTGGATCTAGTTTTCTTTGTGAGAATCTAGAAAGAAAACCAAAAATTGAGTTTGGTTGATCATAGTTTATATCAAACATTTCTCTAAATCTGAGCTCCCTTTCGGGAGTCATGCCAAATCTAGAGAGTGAGGAGAATATTCTACTTCTAAAGCTGTCGTCTTGATAGTTTAAAACATTTAAAGAGTCTGCATCTCTTTCACCAGCTGCGTTTCTTGCAGCTCTTGTCATCATTTGAGAGCTATTCTTCTTAAGTGGTCTAAAGTTTCCGTCTAGATCCCTACCTACATATTGGCCAGTTATAGACTCCCTTTGGAAGGCCATAACATTTCCCTTTGTTCTTCCTCCGCTGTAGAAAACATAAAAATCTGCAGCTTTGTCGGCCTCCCTTAAGAATGGCTGAGAAACTCTACCTTGAACAATCTGGAACGGAGCCCTACCAGACATTTCATTAAATGACCGCTTGCCAAATAAATCTGCGGGATTAAAACCAATAATTGGAATTTTGAGATCGTTTGCTAAAAAGTTTCCAACATTTCTAAAAGATTGCCTAATTGCAGAGGTATCTAAAATGTTTCCACCTTTTGTTACAAAAACATCTGGAAGAACAGAAACGCTAGAAGAGGTAAATGTGGGATCTGATTTAGTCAAAGCTGAAGACATTTGGCCAATTACTTTTCTAGTATTTTCATCTAGATTAGAAAACAGTCCTCGTTGATTTGCTTCATCAACAGTTATCTGCCTTAAGCCCAGAATGTTGTAGCCGCTAGCTAAAACACCTGAACTTATTTGCTTTTCACGAACCAAGAAGCTTCTTAGTTGACCAGGATTTTTTATGTCCAAACCAACTTTAGCGAGAGACTCTCCTAGCTCACTTCTAGTTAGGTTATTGCCGTCCGCATCTTTTAATCTTATTCCTAGCCTTTGAGCAGATCTTTTTATTAAGAATTCTTTTTGTGCGTATGATAGGTTTTCTAAATCTAAGAAATCTTCAAAGTCTGCTCTTTTTGTTTTTAGAACCTTACCGGCAACTTTGACCATGCCCTGATCAACAAAACCTTGCCAAGCTTTATTAGCTTTTTGCTCTAAACCAAGTTGGAACTGTCTGCCTTGAAATATTCTATTTGCGTCGTTTATAGAATCCTTTAAGACGTCGGAATTTCCAACTGTATCTATAAACTCTTGCCTTTTTTTCTTTGCGATTGTTCCAGTAAATCTAGCTATAATTTCATCAAACGGTTGATCTCCGTCCAGAATGATTTTTGTTTCACCTATCGTTATTCTTCGTGAAGTCTCCATAGCAGACTTATTGATATCGATATCGTCAACAAATTTAGCTATTGTTTTAGCGAAATCACTTTTCTCTAATGTTCCAGTTCTATCCATCAAAGATCTATAGAGTAGAGTTTTATATTCTTTTTGTTCTATAGCCTTATAAAACTCTGATGTATAGAACGAATCTGAACCTACTCCACCACCCACAGTTCTAGCTATCTTGCTAGCCATAGCGGTCATTCTATTCGAGTATGTAGCCTGAAGATCTCCTACGATTCCCTTTAACTCTGTCGCAAAAGCGTTCTTGTTCGATCCGCCATATCTTTGTACTGCAGAGTCAAAGTCGATTGCTTTGGATATTACATCGTATCCATATCCTACTTTTTTATACTTGTTAACACCCTGTCTTACAGCACTGCCGATTCCCCTTAAGCCTGGGAATAGATCTATGTAACCGGAGTTTCCGCTAGCGTCATTGCCAAAGGCTAACTGTAGCCCTGCGTTACGTGCTCTTTTTAGCTTGGATCCCTTAGAGTCTTCATATAATTGTCTAGCTCGAAGATTTCTAGTTCTAGACAAAATAGAGTTTATATCAACTCTCTGCTGAGAATATTCAGTTGTTGCTGCCTTAATTGCTCCACTTGTTTGAGCGGAAACCTTTAACGCTTTTTGTGATAAGTCGGCTAAATCATGTCCAACTTCAGAAAGAACATCAGCTAAACTAACAAACATTCTTGATGACTGTGTCTTCAAGTCTGTAGTGCCAGTCGATCTAGCCATATCAGACATTGAGTATCTGAAGTTGGACAAGGATGATCTAGCATTACCTATGGCTGCTCCGCCAACTTCTAGTGGCGCCATCATTGTAACTAAATTGATTGTTGAATCTTTTACAAAGTCAGTAACAACATCAACTGGGTTATACCACTTTACCTTTGAATCATCGCGTCCACCGAATATAGGGTCAACTATAGCCTTTTGACCAACATACATTGCTGGCAATTCGTATGGCATTCTTCTGGCCAGTGAAACTAGTCGGGCTTGAGATTCTTCTCTAAAACCCCAAATACCAGCCGTCTCATATTCTATTCCACGACCACTTTGTCTAATTTCTCCGGCGGTCCAGTGATAACCCCTGTCGGTATGTTTTATGGTTCCAGTAGTTAGTTTGCCCTCTGAAGTTTCAAATACAAGCCTGGAATATGGATCTAATTGATCGGGATCAACACCGTCAATTAACCGGCTAACTCCAGCTAACTCATCTAGCTCTCTCCTTATTTTAGGAAAAGCGTTAACTATATTTGAGGAAAATCTACTAGCACCCGTGTCTGCACGATCTTGAATAGTTTTAGCTAATCTAAGTCCACCCTCTTTGGTCACCTTGGACAAAACAAAGGCGGAAGCCATTGTTGTAGCAGCTGTAGAAACAAATCTTAGAACAGGATGATTATTTAGTGCTCTAGAAACAAATGAGGAATTAGGGGCATCACCCGTTTCCTCATCTTTCATAGTAGGAACATCTCTAGATGTGACACTATATCCTAGGTTGTGTATAGGACCAGGATCTCTAATCAATTTATTCCCCTATTTATTGCATGCCCCACAATTTTTGAGCAATGGGATCTTCGTATGCTGCTTCTCCATCTTTCTTTGAAAGATTATGTCTAGCAGCAGATACCTGCTTCTTTACTTCTTCCTCTTCAGGATCTATTAACTGAATCTTTAGATCGGTAGATTCCATGCCATTAGCGTTTTGTTTTATTTCAATTATTTTCTCTGACAGTGCTACTTTTTCTGCTAATTCAGAAAATGTCATATTTTCCAAATCTTCTGGAGAATATATAGATATAGTAGCCAGAACAAACGCTTTCATTAAATTTTTAACTTCGTTTGCTTCAAATCTTTTTTGCTCAAGAACTCCTTTAGCTACAGAGGCGCTGTAGAAGCCAGAAATATCTAAGATCTCTGATGAAAGATTAGAAACAACACCAGGAGGTATCGACAACGTATCGAAACCCTCTGGGTATATGACGGCGTATTCCAGGATTACATCCTCTATATCAGATGAATCTATATTTTCAAGATTTTTTAAATAAAGAATTTTATCATATTCTTTAAATGTTAACTCTCTGAATACTACAGTTTGATTTTTTATATTAACACTGTATATATTGCCGTACTTATTTTTTAGCGAAAAAATAACATCAGCTGTTAACATCTTACAACTGTCTTACCTCTAGGGCCACAAATCCTGATGCTTCCAAAACTTCCTGAGATATTAAAGAAGGAAGACCAGCCATGAAACCAACTGCATTGCTCTTATCAAACTTTGGATACAGCATGCACATCTCTGCAATCGTTTCTTCGTTCCATAGGTTTGCTTCTGCAGTTGTCAACTGGCCAGCTTGAACTAGCTGCTCCATTTTCTTAACGATCTGCTTATACTCTGCTCTATTTAAAACTCTCCAGACAACATGCTTATCATACGTTATTGATGTAACATAGATGTCACCGTAAGTATTCTTCCACTCTTTAACAATTCCAGCTTTGGGACCGTCTTTCCAAATTGGCTCATCGTCAGGAACCTGCTCTATGTCCGTGTACTGATTAACCTCTTCATCAAAAGAATCTTCGATAACTAGATGATCCTCAAGCTCTACGTCTACAGTGTTTTCGTCGTCTGATCCGGAAAGTGTGAATTCAATCTCTTGAGAATCACCAGTGTCCTCTATGTCAAGATTCGTAAGCACAACTTTTCTTTTATTGTCCATTTCATCTCCTTGAAATTATCATTGAACATTATATCATAATCATATTATTGGTGGCGAACTGCCTAAAATAGCCCCCCAGTTAGTTGCGTAATTAATACTTTGATCATTGGCAACTGACGACAACGGGCCTGCAGAAACATTCTCTGCTGAAATTGTCTTTATAAATGATGTGTCAACCTCGGTAAAGTAGTGATCTCTGGCCATAAATTGATATGTTTCGGCAACTGGTTGTCCGCCAGGAGAGTATATCGTTGACATGTTAATAATATTAACCTCTTGTAAAACTATTTTCATTGGAGAATTTAGTGCAGTAGATTTAACTACTCTCTGATTAACGTCGGACAACATAGTTCTACTAATATTGTCTACTGCTCCGTTAAACTCTACATCATTAGCGTCTGATTGAAAAAGATTCTTTGGGGACAGAGCCACCTCTTCAAGTCCATAAACTATAACGAAGTTAAATGGCGGATGTGCGCTAAATATATTTCTACCAGAATCTACAACATTTTTTGCAAACGGATCCTCAGTTATTCGATCTAGCTGACTTCGCTCCCAGTACTTATTTATTAAAGCTTCATCTTCTTCTGTTTCCAATCTGCTTCTTAAATTAGAAATTACTTTATTTGATGCGCTCTTATCTGTTGCAGCCGAAGTTCTTATGGAAGCAGCTTTTTCTAAAAGGTCTGTCATTCTTCTTGGGTATCTAGTATATATGGAGACTTCTCCGGTAATAATTCTTGTTCCATACATTATCGCATCGTAATTATATGACCAGAATCCATAAAGAGGCTGCTTCTCTTGGCGAACATTGAATGCAAATGTTGCGATATCCAATTCATCATCTGGCTGAAAAAGCCCATCAATAAATATTCTAATATCCTCGCCGCTGAAATAGTAGTCATAATAATTACTAAATCTTTTATCGCCTGAAGTTCCACCACTCCAGACTAGGTCCAATCTTTCATTAAGCGGGTTAAACTCCCTAGTAGAGTTGGCAGAAAATGCATCAGGTTCAGCGGGCATTTGAAATTCCTCCTCCCCCCGATGGGCTTATTATCTCTTCGGCAACTGTTGGTCTATTGTATCTGGTATTATAGTATTCTGCGTCATTTAGTGCTGCCAAATCATCAATAATAAGATCTCCAAATATATTTGTACTAATCTGATCTCTTTCCTTCATTTCATCTGGGTAGGATGCGTCTCTTGAAACAGTAGCGTCGTTCGGCATTCTTACTAAGGGTTGTATGCCTCTAGCCATATAAGTATAGGTTTGCTCTGTTATTAAGTCATCAATAGAAAGAGTTTGACCTTCGTCAACTATCGTTACTCCATATATTTTCATTTTGGAGCCAAGTCCATACTCGTTGAAAAATGTTATGACTATATCAAAGGGCGGAAGCATGTCAGCCAGTGGAGCAAAGTATCCCGTTCTTCTTGCTAAATACTGCTTAAATTCCTTTATTCTATAGAATGCGTATTCATTGAATACGGTAAAAATAAGGCTTCCAGCTATAGTTCTTCCACCCTTTATGAAGCCACGCACATTTACGTGTCCCAGGGTTCTAACCGGAGAGTTTTCTCTGTGTATAGAATAAGAGATAGTTTGCAGCTCTCCTAGAGTGATAATATCACCTTGAGATTCGACATTTCCATCTGGTCCAATAACTGGCAAAACTATTGTTGCAACAGCGTCAGCGCCGGAGTAAGACATTGTGGAAAGATATTTTTCCCAATCATAGAGATCATTTCCACTTTTTTCAATAGGCTGCTCTTCTTTAGTTTTAGTAAATGTAAAAGTTTTTATTTCAGCCATTAAAATCTCCAAAAATTAAAATAGGTGCATGGCAGCTATCCATGCACCTATTTCTTGACACCTTAGTAATTATCAGGGTCTAATAATTGTTGTATTTAACCCTTCGGGTGGAACACCCACTAGATTAGTTGGATCAACAAGAGTGTCATTTCTAATTGTGTACATGGGCCCGAGCTCACGAGCAACATAGGTCATTGTTTCTTCAATAACAATATCGTCCATTGAAGCGCCTGATCCTTCATTGAGAAGTTCTACACCGAATATAGACCTAACGGCTGACTGTCCGTACTCATTAGCAAATGTAATGGTAATGTCAAATGGGGGAATCTGGTCAGCGTAGTAAGGAACCTTTCTAACGACACCAGTTCTTTGTTCATTAACGTCTGCAATACCTCTTCTGTGACCATTGTCGCCAGGAAGGGTATTGTGACTTCTTGTGTAGAAGTCCATTGGTCTATTCTGTGTGTAATTTTGTTCCAACATCTTATAAAGAGCTGGACGATCAAACACTGTGAATATTAGTGATCCGGCGATTCCGCGCTTACCTCTTGAGAAGGATCGTGGGTTGGGTGACCCCATTGTATAGATAGGGGCCTTTTCTCTGGTAACAGAGAAAGTAATTCCGGATAGCGCACCTATTTCTATTCCACCAAATGTAGCTACAATGTCTGCACCGGAGAAAGTTGTATAGGTATTAAGATACTTGTTTACTGATGTATATTCTTCTGTGGCCATTTTATTTTACCCTCCTAATCGGTAATTATTATAGATTAATGGCTACTCTGACTTCGATCTCCTTGAGCTCGAAGGCAGGTGTTAAAATGAGGTCTACAATCGCCTTGTTTTCATTTGGTATATACGAGACTGTAAAGTCACTACCAAGCAAGGCACCTACAATTTGCATACCTCTCAGACCAGAAGTAATTGCTGTCTCCATCGCATTTCTTGTTTGAATGTTTGATGGTTCGCCAACAAATCTCTGGCAAGCTTGTCTAACAACAGATGTGGCATCATCGATGATTCTCTTTGTTGAGAGACGTGTGTAATCAGATGTGGACCAACCAAATGTTAAGCCTTCTCCAAATACAGGAATCTTGTTAAAGTTAATTATTACAGAGTTAACACCCTTGCCTCCAAGTGTAGCCTGCATCGTTCTTGATGGGGCGTAACGCAAAGCCTCTACGTTGTACAGGGCCTTGTTTACAAGAGAGCTGTAGGACGGAATGATACTCAGGGCACCAGCTATGTGTGCGGCACCGTTTGTGTAACCAAATACGGTATCTCCAGAACGGTAATTAACTGGCTTAATTTCTGCAGCAACTACAGTAACATATGGTCCAACTTCTTTTAGAAGTGAGCTAGAATCTCTATCTGGAAGATTTGTCAAACCTAAATGAGTAGAAACCTCACCAGGAGTCATTGACTCGGAAGCGCTATCATATGGCTTGACGCCCATGATGGCTATGCAGGGATTAACATTTTCTGCTATATCCTTGACTTTTTCTGCAACCTTATATGCCCAGTTGCTAGTAACGGTTGAACTATTGTCAGCGTAAAAGCCATAGAGTCCACCTGAACTTGGTGTAGCAGCCCACTCATTGGGATGGCCACCTCTACCCCAAGGTATGATCATGTCTGGGATAGCAGCTTCTGCTGCAGCAAAGGCTGCATCAAATACTGATCCACCGTAAGAGCTACTTGTAACTGTAGCAGTTGTGTGGTTCCACGCTGTATCACTTGGAAGTGGCACTATGTATATTCTTCCTGCGCCAGCTAAAATTAGCTCCAAATATGCCCTGTGGGCGTCTGAGCCATCGCCAAAAGCAGTGATAACGTCTGCCTCGTTAGTTACTCTAACTACATCTAGATCAGCTACGGAACCAGTTCCGCTAGCTGTACTGCGACGTGCTATTGCAACAATTCTGGGACCAACAGGTGTATCCTGACGTGATACACTGTAGAAGCGATCTCTAATTAATGTTTTTACTCCAGGTATAGCCATATTGGTTTTAATCCTCCAAATAATAAACTTTTTGAATCTTCACTTATAGTAATGGCTAACTTATAAAAACAACTACAAACTAAATCTGCTGGACTTTTTATATATACCATTTCATGTGTTTGGAGTAGCTGTTTGGAATAGGTCTATAATATTTCCTGTAGTTCCAGACAAATTTGGTGTAGCCAGTTCGTTTCTTAATAACTCTCTTTCATACGCCATCCATGTTCTCGCATCTACGGCGATCTTCTCAATTCTTCCATTTGCTATGGCAAACGTTTTCTCCGTAGTCAACATATATGTCACTGTTCTTTTGTGTATATCTTTACCATCTCTGTTTATTTCAGAGTCTGACAGCCTCCTAGAATAGACCAGCTCGGATGCACCAGCTGCTTTAAATATTGAAGTATACTCCAGCATGAAGTCCTCAAATGCTTCGATAACCTGATCGCACAGAACCGCTGCATCTAGATCGTCTCTTGTTGTTGTAGTATCTGCACCCTGGAAGGTTCCGACTTTTGACATTACTGTAAAGCCAATTATATTTTGAAATCTTTGACCATAGATAGTTACCGTATTAGACAGTACGTTCTGTCTCATTCGTGGCTTTGGTTCTGTGGTATGAGCCTTTCTTAATTCTAGGTGATAGCCTATAACAGCTGGAAATTCGTCTAGTCCTAAAGAGGTAGACGAAGGCGATGTGCTCAAATCTCCAACTGATGTATCAATTGTTAAATTATCATTATACGTTGTGCTGCTCTCTCTGTTTATACTCAATGGGAATATCGGTATATTAGGATAGCTTTCTTCCCATAGTTTTTTAACAAGAGCTATAAATTCAATATATGTTAAGTTGCCAGAATATATTTCCTCAACACCATCTTGATCTAGCCGCCTATAACCGGGCGACTGAAGAGCTGGGTAACCGTATCTTAAGTTCTCGGAAAAACTAGGAAAGTCTCTATTGATATATGCCATACTATGCTCCTGGTCCTGCGGCTAATGAGAAGTTTATCTTCTTAATAGCGAAGAAAGATATCAACTCTATTTCAAATATCAGCACACCTCTATCTACACTAGAAAAATTAGCCTTAAATGAAAAGTCTAAGATGGCCTTATTTTTCTTTAGTGTTTGCAGATACATTTTAACTTCGTCAATAATACTATCATAAGATAAAATATCAAATTTCGATAAAGCTATTCCTTTTATTTCACTAACTACCGAAGCAACTAGTCTCATCTGGAAAAGCTTGCTAAATACAGAATCTTTATCAGCCATTGTATACTCATTGGTAACATATGTTTCAAAAGGAACTGCTCTTCTAGTTTTTCTGCCCCTATAAACGGTGTTGATGCCTATATTCTCTAATCTTTCATAATCAGCGTAAGTTAGGTCATTTCCAAAAATCGACAGTGCGCCTGGTATCCTAGATCTTATTAAAGCTTTAGCTTCTCTATTTGAAGACATCATACCTGCGTAAGCGGCTGCCGCTGTAGAAGTGTAGCTTATTTTTAATTCTGGATGCTGAAAAACAAGTTCCCCATAAATGGGTATAATATACCTACCCTTATCTGAGGCGATTTGACCATTTGAATATAAGGTAAGCTTATTTGCAATAACAGAATTAGACTCAAGGATAGATATATCCGCTGCCTTAATTCCATCAGATCTACTGCCTATAACACCCATTTGTACGTAACCAGTTGTATTATGAAAGAGGGAACAATAGTTTGCCAATTGAGTAATGAAATCAACTCCACCAGTATTCATAATACTAGTTTCAAGTGGAACTACTACGTCAACAAAATCCAGATCTATTATTTCAGAGTAAGTTTGCTCCAACCTATCGTGGTATCTTTGATAAAATGTTTGAGATCCAGGGGTTGCATCATTTATGGAAAAGATATTTGTAGAAATATTTTTTTGAGAATAAGTCTCAACATACTCTGACATTGGAGCAACGGCGCATATCATAATGTCCCTTGCGCCGCACGAGTATGCGTCTAACACACCTTTTAGGAGGGGGCTATTTGCATCGGCTCCAATTAAATCAATCGCGTGTTGTATCGAATTTATTCTAACTGGATAATTTAACTTCATTCCGTCTGCGTGGCCCAAAAGAAGTATCGTGCTAGTATTTTTTCTATTTAACTGCTGATACGTTGGATTATAATTTATAACTGAAGATTTTGGCGAAGCTATCGTAACTGGAGAAACTGAAGATTGAGACTGCTTAACTTGAAAACTTACTGTAGCATTTATATTTTGGACACTACTGCTTGTCGTGGCCAAAATAGTATAAGTATACTCGTACAAGTTTTCAGGAACTTTATAGGTGAATGTATATTCACCAGTTCCAGACCTAAGTATAGAATTATTATTAATGTTTCCATTATTGTTTAGTAGAGAGTATGGACCATCTATTACCGGGCCAGAACCAGTGCTCCCCCTTAGAACATAAACTATTACATCTACAGGAGTTGCTAAATTAGCTGGATCATAGATAGATCCATCGTAATCAGTAAAAACAAATTTAAACTGAGCTGTCTGACCTTTAGTTAAAGCTAGCATCTTACTTCTCTCTAGTTGCTCCGACAATCCAATAGTCTACTTTACCCATTCTACCTCTCGCGGCTGTAACCGTATCTATTACAAATAAAGTATAATTTTTAGTTACTTTTAAAGAAAAATTCTCATAAATCCTATCTCCTTCTTTAGGATTTATATGATCCTCAAAATAGTACACTGCATCATACTTTGTAAAGAGTCCGTCTTGATTTTCTGTTGTTGATAGCGCATTGGTTATGCCGGACTGTCCTACTTGACGAGTTGTAACTCTCTCAAATTTACTAGAGTGGTTTCCATTTGAAAGTATCCTTTGAAGATATACATCATGACCCCATTCTCTTAATACTTTTTTAAAAGATCTTTTAATATCAATCATACTTCTTTAGACCCCTTCTTGGCATTGGGTCGTCCTTGGGTGGAACTTTCCTTCCTGGACCATATAGTTCTCTATCAGAAAGGTACACAATCTTACCAGTTTCAACTTCTGGTATTTTACCAGAACTAACAGGAATGCCTCCACTGGGTAGATTCTTCATCTGGAATCCCTGTGGCCCAACCTTACCGGCCAGCATTTCTTTTCTCAGTGACGCCGCTATCTGGCACCAGGTTGTTGCGTTATCTCTGGTGACTTTATTCCTAGGAATTGATCTATTCATTAAGGAGAAATCGCCCAATTTAACAGAGACTTCGTCATCTCCGCCAAAACCATATGTCCTACTTAATTCACACGCTGTTGAAGCCTTAATATATTCCAATACAATAAAAGGTAAACCTGAGCCATCCTCGTCCTCAAGAAGACTATATATTTCCTTTACTTCAAGAGAATAAGTATAAATTATCTCTCCTATTTCTAGCAAAGAGGCGTCAGGGAAATATGGAAGTAGACTTTCTGGATCCACATATAATGGAGCTATATCTGGAGCAAAAGCTATGGTTTCATCTGTTCTTAGTGTAACTGTTGGCTTAAACTCTGCCTCTAATGATGAGACATATAGCTTTTGTTGAACTACAACCGTATTTCCAGATTGTAATGTTCCGGTAAATTTAACACTATAAGTATCCGCTTGAGTAGGAATATAATCATAATAAAAAACTGATGCTGTAATCGATGTGGCGCTATCAGAGATTAGTTCGATATTATCCGAATCATATATTCTTACATTAACAGTTACTGGATATATTTCTACCTGATTTCCAGTAGCTGGGTCAACATCGACAAATTTAACCCTAATTCTAACAGTATCATTTACTAAAACTCTTTCTGTAGACATGTTACACCCCTATGTTACGCTGTTGGTATTATAGTAACGTCTACAGTGCCAGCTGAGTTTTGGTCTAAAACAATTGTTTCAGCCTGGGAAAGAGCATAGGCTTCTTCATCTAAGACGCTAAACACTATGTAGCCTTCTTGATTATTTAATGTAGAGAAACTCATAGAAGAGCTACTCTCAGTAACTTCTAAAACTCCAGTACTAGAAATTACTTGGTGCGTATCAACAAAAACTAATGTAGAATTTATTGAAGATGGAGACAGTATAATTACCGCTAAGACTTTTGGATTATTTATTGCAAAAGTCGGATCAAAAGATCCTGGTGAGACTATTCTTACGCCATTATATTGAAAATGTGGCTCGTTATAAGATATAGCCTCATCATATATCATTAGCTAATCTTTCTATTAGTATGTTCCACCATCTATTGTTATATTGTCGATAGTTCCACCTGTTATATTTACGTTATTAGCATTCTGTACGGCAATTGTTCCGAGTCCCAAAGTAGTTCTAGCTGCTGATGCATCTGCGTCATCGACAAGTGATCTACCAAATGATGTAAAGTTAGCTAGTGCGGCGGTACCACTTCCGGTAAAGTATGGAAGTTTATCAGCTGCAGAAGTTAGTCCAGCTATTGCTGCAAGCTCTGCATCGTATGCTTGAACATCTGTATTAATAACCAAACCTAGGTTTGATCTAGCGTCTGCTGCGTTTGTCGCGCCAGTTCCACCGTAGCTTAAGCCAATAGTTGTACCCTGCCATGTTCCAGAGGATATAGTTCCAACTGTTGTGATTGTGTTTTGCCCAACATAGGTTGCTGCTATATCAATAGCGTCAGATGATACGGTAATTCTGTCTGTAGTTCCACCGACAGCTAATACTCCACTGGCAAATGTTAAACCATCTCCAGCAATAGAACTGTTAACCTGCAGCTCATCCGATGTAATGAGTAATCCACTATTAGTTGCTAAATTAATATCAAAAATATTACCGTTAAGTACTAGTCCACTGCCTGCTAGATATGTTCCGGCACCGGAAAACTGACTCCAGTTTACTGCATCGGAGCCAACATTATTTACTTCATCCGTGGAAACCCAGCCTGTGTTTGCGTAGTTAGTCCCATTATCTACAAAGACGAAATCACCGCCTGCAATTTCTGTACCGCTGTCAAAATCCCCTGCTCTTGTTAAGACTGTGCCACCAGTTGCCCATGTGTAAATACCATTATGTGCTGCTGTTGTCTCATTTTTAACTAAAATTCTATCTCCATTCTGGAGATTATAATTATCCAGGACAGTAAGTGCTGTACCCAAAGTAAGAGTAGCTCCAACACCGCTTGTTCCATTATCATAGCTGACTGAATCACCAGTAATATTTGCTAGAGTATCATTTGTAGCAGCTTTGACAGCTGCATGAACGTGTAGACCCTCTGCTACACTGTCAACATAAGCCTTAGTTGCAGCGTCTTGCGCATTTACTGGATCTGCAAGATTTTCTATTCTTGCACTATTAACAGAAATATGACCTGTTCCATTTGGATCTAAGGATATTCCACCATTTACATCAGTGGCAGATATTGTATTTCCATCAATACGAATATTGTCAATGTCAATTTGTTGCAGTCCTGCCAGTGAAAGACTAGTTGAACCCAAGGATGTAGTAGTTGTTCCTATTGTCAATGATGAATTGACTAATTGTGAATTTGAAACTCCACCGGACTTAATTGAAACTGCTCCAGATGTAACATCGAAACTACTTGAGCTAAACGACGCTACGCCCTTAGAAGATGTTGTGGCGTCATCGCCGCTAACCGTAACCGTTACATTGGTTGAGCTCTTTGCAACAGAGGTTGTTATTCCTGTTCCGCCAACTATCTGCAAATCATCATCTGCCAAAGATACATCTTCTGTTGTAGCGCCGTCAGCATCGATAGTAAGGGTAGTGGAGATTGAAGCTGTTCCTGCTGCCGTCAATCTACCTTGATCGTCAACAGTAAATGTTGGAATTTCAGTAGCCGAACCATAGCTTCCTGCTGTAACCGCAGTATCGTCTAGGTCAATTGTTAGAGTGTTCGTAGCAGAGGCTGTTGTAGAAATTCCTGTTCCACCAGCGATTGTAGCTGTCTGAGCATCAGTGATTTCTTGTGGAGTTCCGCCATCTCCAGCTAATGTAAAGGTATAGGTAGATGACAAAATGGCTCCATCAACATAAGCTGTTGTAGCTACTTTAGTACTATTATCTCCAGCGGTTTGCGTTAAGGCTGTAGCGCTCGAACCTAGTGCAACTGTTCCAGAGAATGTCTTGTTGCCAGAAATTGTTTGAGTTGTAGACAAAGTTGTATACGAACCTGGTCCGGCAATAGCTTCTATTGTTGAAGCTGTTCCCCCAGCACCGCCTGTACCCTTTCCGTAATAAAGAGTATTGTCAACTTCATTATATGCTAATTCTGCATTTTCTAGGCTACTAGGAGCACCGGACGCACCGGATGCCCTTCTTTTAATTCTAATTGTATTAGCCATGTTTAAAAGTTTCCTCCATCTACAAGATTTTCTTCGCTGTAGTTAACCCATTCAGCGCCGTTATAGCGCAAAACATCGCCACTAGTAGCTAAACCTATAGTAACATCTGTTAAACCATTTAAAACAGATTGATCACTTATTGCGCTTTCTGCAGCTATTATTCTATCCTTTACAGTTAAGTGGCTACCAGCTGGATTGATGCCCAAAACAGTTTGAACTGCTTCTACTGCGTCGTTTAAGTCTGAGTGTTGCTGATGATGAGGTACGGTAACAGAATTTAACCTGTCCGTTGCCGTAGGATTTACAAAATCATCTAAAGAATTAGGATATTGAGTGGTCATACTGTTCCTTAAAGGCTAAATATTTTATTGATTGTGTCACTCCAATTAATTGTAATGGATATAGTACTGGAGCTACTCGAAACAGGTAATCCATCAGCTGTATCAATATAGGCTATTAATCTTGACGTTGAGGCAGTTCCTGTATCTTTATATATTATTAGGTAACTAAATCCGCTACTTCCATAGTTCTCTATAGTAACGTTTTCTGCGTCAAAGATGCCATTTGTTGTAGAACGACCAGATAGAACAGGGCTAGTAGCTGCAACGTCTGATGATATATCAGAGTAGTACTCGTGAGCTGATAAATCAACTGAATAAGAAGACCTAACCAAGGCTACCTTAATTGAATCATCGGTTAGATCAAGTAGGCCTTCCAGCAAGGCTTCTTTAGCCTTATAATAAAGTCCATTAGCCATTAAATACCTACCTCTGAAGAAACTATTACCCTATATTTATATCCAGTTTCAAAGTACGTCTTATCGTCTTCATAATATACTGGTGTTGCGTCATTTGATGGAAAATCTACGTATATGTCTGGCTTCCAAGAATGTAGCGATATTTGAGCTGGTACATTCTCCCACCTAGAAGGAGTTCTTTGTATTTTTTTTCTTTGAGCTTTAAAATACTTTGAAGTCAAGAAGTTTGATGCCGGTCTATCACTAAAAGTTATTGTAACCCTTCCACTATTTTCGTCATTTGCTAAATAAAAACTTCCACTATATGGATTAGTTGACTCAATATAAAAGTTAGGATTTTTTGCAATGATTTGATATCCAGTTTCTATATCTGGACGTATAGATTTGTCCTCTATTAGAATTTCATTAACTACTGTTTCAGTAGTAGCCTGAAGGATTGATGGTGTAGCAGCGTTTGTCTGACTAGTAAAAGTAATAGATTCCTCTGGAACAGTAAGGCCAGAGGAATCAACTAAATTAACAATTCTAATTACATATTCTGTATTTGAAGCTAGAACCGTATTCCAATAGAGGGTTAATGTTCTGCTAATTTGATTATAATTAGTTAATGTTTGTATATCTTTAAATGGGTTAGACACTACAACGGGTGTAGCAGTGTTTGTTTGTACTATAAAATTTTCATCAACTAAGGATGATATTTTTATCGTTCTACCAAATTTAATGTTAACAGTGTTAACACTTACAGTAGCATTATCTATCAAATACAAGCTCACCTAACACGCTCCAAAAATCTTAGTCTATTATAAATAGTAATAAATTTAACTCAATAAAAGCACAGGGGGTAGTAGATTTCTCCACTACCCCCTAGCTCTAGGGTTAGATTGTAACTATAACAACCCTAAGGATTATCAGCTTGCCTCGTTGGTAACCATTATCTCGTAGTTACGGCTGAGTCTTACGTTCTTAGCAACTGTGATACCTTCGCCGTCACCAAGCATAACGATGTCGTAACGCTCCTTCATCTTAAGTGAACGAAGATCGCGACTAGGATCATCGAACTGATCCGTGCTCATATCGTCCTTGACGAGAAGTGTTCCAACCTCATTACGGTCGATGAGGAAGAGGTCTGACTTGGCTGCTGTTGCACCACTCTTAGCAGTGAAGCTTACGAATGGAGAAACTAGAACATTCAAACCCATTGGAGCGGTTGCATTAAGAGCACCCTCGGCTGACTGAGGACGGTATCCCCAGCTTGTTCCAACACCTGATGCAGCACCGCCTGCGTGGAAGATGGAATCCTTAAGGAATACCGACCACATTAGGGGGTGAAGAATGAAATCTGTTGGTACATGATTTTCAGCCATGAGTACAGCAGCCATGTCTACAATGTCGTCCCAGGTGATGGTCTTATTGGCAGCGCCATTAATATCAAAACCTGTTGTGTCATCATAGCCAACGTCATCGTTGTCAAAAACGATTGTAGCTGCGTCCTTAAAACGGCTAAGGGCAATTTGTTCCTTTAAACGAGCCATAGCACGGCCTGCAGCGCGAACATGTAGACCGACAATGTCCCAAAGTGAGTCAGCGATAACTTCCTCAGTGAAAGCTAGCTTTACACCTTTCTTTGAAACCTTGCCCTCTACCTGCTTTGCAAAGGCGAGTGCTTGCTCTGGATATTCTTGGCCTTCTGGAATCTCAGCCGCTTGGATAGCATTGACTGCTGGGAACTCCAAAGAACGCCCCTTACCGAGACGAACAGTGGAAAGCAGAGGGGTCACAAGAAGCTGTGGCTCAGCTGCTTCTCTTAGCGTACGAGAGAGAACCTTGGGGAAAAGCGCTGCTGCATCTGGTGAAGCGAACGCCTCCTTAATGGTTACTCTATTGTCTGCATCGATATACCCGTCCTCAGTCAGTGCAGCCTCCCAAGCTGGGAGACCAGAGAGGAGCTCTTGGATTGTTTTACTCATCTTAGGATTATTCCTCCTGTGTTATTGTTTCTATTAGAGTGTCAGATTGACGCGGAAAGCACCAACGACATTGTATACATCTAGGTTTGCACGAATGCCAAGCTTACCATTGTAGCTACCGCTACGTGTAAGCTCATAAACAGTCTTGAGCGCACCTGGATCTGATGGAAGCTGCATGTAGCTAAGGAGGCCGTCGTCAAAGTTTGTAGCAAACTTTTCAACTTCAACAACCTTACCAACCTGCAAGTAGCTATAGACAGCACTGCTGTTGTAAAAATCAGCAGCGGCTGCGGCTACTGGGCGTCCCATGAAGTCGGAACGGATTAGTGAACCGACTGTTACGTCGTCATTAATGCCAGCAACCATTGGATACTCTACATAACCGTGAGTGATAAAACCAGCTCCCTGAGAAGTGCCCTTATCAAATGGTCTATAGAGATCATATTGTGCGCAACCAATCGGAATTGACCGAGCGGCAACTGTTACAGTGTCGCTTGAGCCACTTGTAGCGGTTGGCGTTGCGCCATCTTGTGGATCCCAATCTGGCATGACGTCGCCCCAACTCTTGTTGGAGGCTGTACCATTAGCTGGCACAATACGGGCGTCGCCATTGCTATCGGCTACCACAGAAAGAATAGTACCCTTTGGAATAACGATCTCAAAGCGATCATCTTCACTGTCAAGATACCATGTTGGCAAACCAGGATGGGGAAGGAGGTAAGCGCTGGGGGCTACGCCCTCAGAAACAACAAACCTTCCTGCACCTGTTTTGCTATGAACCTTACGGAACTTTGCTAAACTCATTTTTATTCTCCTTATTAATTAAAGCTTACGTCTACCCATGAGGGCGTCTACTAAAACCTGCTCAAAAGAATTAACTTCTGATACTTGCTCTACAGGCTCTTCTTGACCCATGGTAACTACGTTTTCCTCAACGACGACCTCTGCCTCAGAAGTTACTTCTGGAACAGTGTATGCGCTCAGTCTTTTACTTAGTTTTACTGGAGCCTTAGCCAAATCTCTTAGAGAATCAGCCAAAGAAGAGGCTGTACGAGTTACGTGTTCTTCAATTAGCTTTTCGCGATCATCTACGGATTCGAAGCCCAAGCCAATCTTAGTATCAACAACTCTTTCAACCAATGTTCTATGCAACGCGCTCTTGAGCTTTGCATTTTCTTCTTCAAGAGACTTTATTGTCGACTTAAGAAGTTCAACATCTTGCTCAACGCCCTCTGTGTTATCGCTGAGCTGGCTGAGCTCCTCAACTGTCTCTTGACTCTCATCAGCATCTGGTGCTGATGACTCTTCTGGCTTTTCAGCATTTTCGGAATCTACGGCTTGTACATCCGCCTCTTCTGAATCGTCAGTTGAGTTCTTATCGTCAGAGCCTTTGTCAGACTCTTCTGAAACCTTTTCTTCTTCTTCTTCTTCTTCTTCTTCTGATACTTCCTCATTGTCAGTATCTTCTTTAGCTTCAGGAGTTTCTGAAACTTCTTCAGAAACCTCTGTGCTTTCTTCTTCAGCTTCTACAGTTTGTTCTGTGGCTTCTGAAGTTTCTTCCGAAGAAGAAGCTGCTATATTCGAGAGATCCTCGCTTAGGCCTTCGGCTACTGCAAGAATGTCTTCTTCGCTATTAACATTGTCCATGCTGTGAGTCTCCTCAGAATTATTTTTTTCAGAATCTTCATTGGATAGTAATGATTCTGTATTATTTATATAACTTTCACTTTCTTGAAGAGCCAAAGCTGTTAAGAATGCGCCCTTTAAGTGCAAGTAAATTGGTTTTGATTCTTTCTTTTTCATGTTTGAAAGAATTGATTTATTTTCTTCTATAGATATGATGTCTTCATTATCCATACTAAGAATAAAAGCTGAACTTTTAGCTACCCAGCCCTCAGAGTTAGCCATGTCTGACTTCTGGTCGCCGGGCTTAACCGATCTAACTCCAGATTTTTGATCAGCCGGTTGATTGACAAAAGAGTATTCTTTAAATGAAATGTCTTCCATATTGATGTATGCTAGTTTACCTTTATAAACTTTTCCTCTTTTGTATTTTGAAATGCGTGGACGCCCTGATGCATCCTCTGATGCAAGGTCGTCTCCCGATATGCTGCATACGGCTTTTCCGGCTCTTCCACCAACCGAACCAGTTAAATACCTTTTGTCAATAACCTTCTGAGCAGCAACTGGGTCTGTTATGGCGATCTGTAGTCTCACGAAAGATGATCCATCTGCCTCTTTGTCCATCTTTGCAGCCATGACCCGACCTATTGGCTCAGTATTCAGATCATGGTTCAATATAATTGGCTTAGGATAAGGTTCAACCCAAGACTGCAGGGCTTTTTCAAGTTCTATTGCAGAATAGTTGTTATAATTAGAGGTCAACCCCTCATGAATGGCAGCGACTTCTATAATCAACCCATGGCTGGAATTAAATGATTCCGAAAAATCTATGTCCAGCTTTGAAAAGTCTGGAAGTTCTAAAGTAAAGTTTTCTACAAAATCAAAAGACATGAGTTCCCCTGTTTATTGATATCTGTTTTAATAGTAAGTTTCTTTTTATAACATTGAACAAATTTATACAAATATATCACACTTTAGCGTAGTTAGAAGATGCTACAGCAGATCTTTCATCACCATTTTTAACAAATGATTCATACATAACTTCAGACATTATATGAGGGGCATATATGTACGATGCACAGAATAGACTGTATCCGGCTTCTTTACATGACCATGACCAACCAACATCTTCACCTTGTTCATGTACGCTATAGTTTATAGAATCGTAAACTCGCCTGTTCATCATTTTTGCTGCCATAATTACATCAGATTTAAAATATGTACCTAGCGGATATTGCTGCTCACGAAATGCCTTACCCACAACATCCGACCTCCAGTTCATGACGCTTGGATACATTGTACCAAAAGGCGTCATAAACATCAAAGGATTAACTGCGTCTGCTCCAGATTTACAATGAGCTATTAAAAGCTCAATTGTATTGGGATTGGTGAAAAGTATATCAGAATCCAAACTCAAATAATAGTCCGGCGATATATTTCTTACTGTTTCTAGCAATGAGTTTCTTAAAGAAACCATATTAGAATACTTAGATATGGTCCATTGCCTGCCATTATTTTCATGCTGAAAATGAGGTATATCTTCTCTTACATTAATGGTAAAGTGTGGTATTCTTTTATCATATTTTTTCCACGCGTTTAGCGCGTCAATTGTTTCTTGGTCATCTGGAGATACCTCAAAAGCAAAGCCGATATTATCAAAGGAAATTGACTGATTAACCAGACACCTGATCCAGAGCGGAAGCATCCATGTCCTTTTATAAGTTGGGCAGCCTATCATTAACTTCATTTAACGCTCTTGCCAGATTCTTCCTTACTAGGATTTATCTCTACATTTTCATTTTCAGTAGCTGACTTCTTTTTTTCTTCTACCGAGGATTTTACCGATACTGTTTCTGCGGGGGCGGGAGTAGAATATGTCTCCTCTTGATTATCCTCAGTATTGATAACGAGCTGCTCTAGAGCTACAAGTCTTTCAAATAACTCATCAATTACATCAACTAGAACTTGAAGACTAAGACGAGTTTGACCATTGTCAACTGCCTTTTCTAAAGCTAGTAAAGAATCTTTAGTTGCCAAATAAGCAGCGACTTGCTCATTCTTCAGTGTCAGATTGTTCGTCATTAATTGTCTCTTTCTCTTCTTTTGTGTAGACAATAGTATACTCTGATTCTAGTGCACTTTCAACTAAATTAAGCCATGTGTTGTCCGCTCTTCTTATGTTAGGAGAATTATTTCGGCCCTGCTGATTGGCAGGACGTACAGTATTTCCGGGACCACGTCTATTGTTCGGCATATTTCTTTCGCCCTTGCTGGCTGAAGATTGTTTATCTCCGTCCTTAACAACATCCTTACCTTGTTGACCAGCCATAGTTAGTTCTGCTTGATTTTTTGCTAGTTCCATTTGAACCTTTGCCTGGATGGCCGCAAACATTTCCTCTTCTTCATAATCAGGATCAATTCCAAGCTCAAGTCTTGCTTCCTTAATCGATATTATATTATTCACATACTTTTGTATAACATGAGTTTCTTTCTTGACTTGAGTGTCAACATCAATTTCATTAAACTTAAAGTAACAACGATCCGAGTTGCCATCTTCTATGGGATTAGTTACTGGATCAAAGCCACCCTCTAAAAGGATTTCATTAAATATATGAACTCGTACCATTTCCGAAAAAAGTTTCTGATACTGTTTAATCTTGTCATATAAGGCGGTATCCAATCTATCGGTAACCGATCTGTTGCCACCATTCATCATCATGCCAAGATGGTGAGGCGCAACACCTAAGCCAACTGCGACTCTTTCCTTGAAGTGCTCCAAATAAGTTGAGGCGTCCAATGCAGTGTTGTTTGCACCTATTACCTCAATGTTATGACGATACGGTAATATTAATCCACCTTCAGCTCTCAACGATTCTATCTCGGATGCTGCGTTTGTTATTTCCTGCGGCTCAGCTGGTTGTTCTGCTGTTCCTATGGTGTATTTATATAGCGGGAATAATTCTCTATGAACAAGGTTTTGTATATCCTCTTCAATTTGACGTAGGGCAACAACATCATCAAGAACAGAACTCAAGAATGGAGTACCAAAAGCGCGCCCAGACTTTTTGTCGACATACATATGAATGACCCTGTCTGCAGACCAAACAGGATCACGCTCTGTTGGCATGTACGTTAGAGGATCTGTGGCCTGTTGGTATGATCTTGGTCTATTGAATTTATCTCTAAGAATTCTTACCTGTTCAGTAGGAATTAGGTAATATCCAACTACAGGCTGATCTGCATTGACTCCAGAAATTGGAGTTGGAAAATAGTCTGATATATCGCCACGAGCTTTAACTATAAAAACATTTCCATATTTAAATATGTGATCAGTAACCTCTATCAAAAAATCAAGAAATGGTCTTTTCATTGCCATTTCCATGTAATCTATTCTTTGATAAAGGTAACTAACTGCTTCAGGATTTTCTCCGACTATCGACCAATTCTCTTTCCAAAACAATTCTTTATATTTATTTAAAGCTTGCTTAACATAAGAATCTGTATCAGCTGCCTGCATGATACGATCAAAGTCGAATGGAGATGGCTCAAATGTAGCTCTATTGTTATAATAGTAAGTATTACCCTGAAACCCAAGGGCTAGGGCAGCAACTTTCATTGATTTATTGATAGACTTTATTTCTTCTGGTTGAAGAGCCTTCGCTAAACTATT